GGGTTTCGGCTTGCTGAAAATAGCGCCCATCTCTATGCGGCTCCTTGATATGCAAACGGGTCATAGGCCATCTCTGCGTCGCGCTGCGGCGGCCTGCTAAACGTCGTCTTGGTCTCCATGCCGACTGCCATGTAGCGAAAGGCGTCGGCGGCGTGGGACGACCAGTCGTGGACCGGCTGGTCGCGAAATGTGCGCGTGCGATCGTTGAAGCTGCGATGGTAGTGCCGCAGACTCTCAAGCCCGTGGCGGCAGTTGTCGCGGTCGAAATGGCAACGCGGAATAAGCATGCGCGCGGCGTGTATGCCGTCCTCGATCGGCAGCCGCGGCACGAGGCGAAAAGTCAGGCCAAGCGAGTACGCCGCCTCGCGACGGCTCTTACCGGTGCCCATTTCGCGGACCTCAAGATCGTGCGGGCCGAAGTGGCTGCCGTAGGTGTAAGGCTTGGCATCCAGCAGCTTGATGTAGTGCGGCAGCCCCTCGCCGCGGTCCTCGACATAGTCGATGACGTGGATCTCGCCGCGCCCAACCTCCTGCGTAAACCAAATGCTCGTGCTGTCGTTCACGCCCAAATCCCACCAAGTGTCCACCTTCAGGTTGGGCTGGTGCGGCACGCTCGTGATGCGGCCTTGGTCGTCGGCCTGCTGCAGCTCTTTGCCGTAAACGCTTCCCGGCACGTTCGCGACCCAAGAGCACTCGAACTCCTGGTTGTACTGGTCCTCTGTCATGGTCGCTTGCGCGGCCTCGAGCTCCTCGGCGTCGAGCAACCCAGTCTCGCTCGCCTTGTACATCTTGCGCGCCCAGCCCTTCGTGCTGGCGGCAGTCTCCCAGAGCTCGAAGAAGTAATTGTGCCCCTTCGGCGTCCCGATAAAAGCGCAACTACCCTTCCGGTCGGAGAGCGCGGGCCTAATAACTTCTGGGAAAATCGACTGCGGCATGTCGGCGACCTCGTCCATCACCGCCATGTCGAGATAGATGCCTCTCAGGCTCGCCGGGTTCTCGGCGCCAAGCAGGCTGATGCGTGCGCCGTTGGGTAGGTCGCATCTGAGCTCTGTCTCGTGGAACTTGGTGCTCGGAATCTTGCCTGCGAACTGCTTGAGGTAGTCCCAGGCGACGTTCTTCGCCTGGCGGTAGGTTGGCGCGATATACGCCAGCCGCGGATTCGGCTTCGACTCCTCGATCGCGTGCTTGAGCAGGTGGTTGACTGCGCACACGGTCTTGCCAAACCGGCGATGCATCACCAGCACGTTGAACCTGTTGGCGTCCAACATCTGGTGCAGCTCTTCCTGCAGCGCACGCGGCGTGTAGTCGATCTGTATAGTGTTGCTCAATGTAATGCGTCACTCGTCGGCGCAATGTTGTAGTGCTCGTATCGCTCCATCAGCTCAGCAAGAAAGACGTGCGCCTCTCGCTCGCTCGCAAAGCTCTCGAAGAAAATCACAAGCCCAACCTTGCAGTCGTCGGTCGGTATGCAGAACGCGCTATACGTCAAGCGCGGCTCATCAGCGAAAGCCGGCGCTTGTTCTTTTTCTTTTTGCTCTTCGGGAAGCCGGCCTTCATCTCAGCGTAGGCCTTGTCAGAAATTGTCGTCCTCTCCTTCGAGCGGCTGGTGCCCTTCTCTTTGCGCTTGTTGATGTTCTCGTAGAGGCTCATTTCAGCAGTCCCACTTTCTCAGCGCCTTATTGATGCGGCTGTTTGGGTCGTTGCGCGTCTTTGCGCTGGTCAATTTCTTCCTCATTCCGCCCATGCGTTTGCAGAACGAGGTGCGCCGCTTTCTCTTGGCGGGTGATTGCTCTGCCTCTTTTTTGCTTACCGGCGGCTTGAGGTTGCCGGCGTAGCTGCGGCGCCCCTTTGCGTTCAAGCCGCCCTCGGGGTTCTTGCCCTCTTTGCGGGTCCAGGCGGCGGTCATTTCTTCGATCGGTTGGCGCGGCGGCCAAGGATGCTCAGGTTCGAGCGCGCGTTGTTCTGCGGGTCGCCGTCGCGGTGATCGACGTCCTTGCCGTCGCCCGGCTTTGCTTTACCGTCGGCTACCATCTTGCGGCGCGCCTTGTTGCGGCTTGAGCGGTTGGCGATCTGGTCCGGCTTGCTGTGGTAGGCGGCGTATTCCGCTTTGTAGTCGCGCATCATCGTCCCTGGCGGTTGTACGGCTTGTGGTTGGCGCGCTTGCCCTTGTTCTTGGGGCGCGATCTCGAGCTGCTGCCGATCGATGTGCGCTTCGGCGGGCCAGGCTCGTAAACCGATACGTTGATTTTCTTTGCCATGAGCGTGTCACCGGCTCAGAGCGGCTGAGCCTCAGTTGTGGACGTATTATCCTCTTACTCACCTGCGCCCGATCGGGCGGGGGTAGGGGGGGTCGCCCAGGGAAATCGTGATCGTCGCCCCTTGCCGGCCGCCGCGACGCCGCAACCTCGTGAACCTGGCGTGAACGAAGCCGCTAAGTTATTGATATTTCAGGGATGACCTACAGGTTCGAAACCTGACGGCGGGGGCATGGCCCTGGTCAGTTGTTGCGAATGATTCGCATTTGCTCGCGCGCGCGAGTGGTGAAGCGGCATGAACTCTACCCGTCGCTGACGTCCTCGGCCTCGACGTCGATGACCTTCGATTGGTCGATGACGCGCGGCACCTCGTTGCGCGCGCCCCACTGGATTACGAGCGTGCCGCTCGCCGGACCGCCGGCGTCCTCGCTACGATCTCGCACGCCGCTCGGCGCGAGCTGCCGAATGAACTTGTCCTTTGTATCAATCTCAAGTCGACGCCGCTGCACCTCCGCCATCGCCAGCTTTGGATCGGCAGGCAGAGGCTCCTCGCTCAGTTTGACTATCTGCTCTCTGTACGTCTCAGCCTGTAACACGCGGGCCTCGCGATACCGCTGGTACGCAACCTCGTCTTCGCGGATGAACCGCAAAAACCACGACCAGCTCGGCAGCCGGGTGTCGTTTTCGCACATGGGCTTGAGCGCCTCGCCCTGCGCAATACGCTGCAAGATCTCGTCAAAGATCTTCGGGTCGATCTTGGGCTTGGCGCGACGCTTCGCGGGTGGCTTGCTCACGGCCGGCCTCGAGAGCCGGCCGCGGCACACAAGGAGGTCTCGCAACGCGCTGCGCTCAAGGTAACCGCAGCGTAACCTATAATTATCTCATTTGGTGCCATTCACGCAACCCCTAACAACATCTAGTTAGTCCCCATACTCCAACCGCGCCCATAAGCCAAATATAGCCCGCTCAAAGCGTCGCTTGGCAGTTACGGCACTGCAACCCATAATTCTCGAAAGAACGCGCCAGCGGGGCCCTCTCAGCCTCCCAGCGGCACTATGAGCGACAGCCCACACCACCCGGCGATCGTCCTCATCCATCAGCCAGGTCAGCTCGCAGGCGAGCTCGTAGTCTGCGACCTGGCGTGCGCTAGCCGGCCCAAGCCTTACGACCTCGTCGGTGTAGCCGTAGGCCTCGTTGGAATCGGGGTAGTCAGGCCATGCCGCCCGTCGCCTCTTGCGCACAACCGCCGGCAGCTTTCGCTCAGTCTCGGCCGCGGCAAAGAACAGCCCCGCCAGCGCATCCACATCCAACTCGTTCATCGGCAGGATACGGGCATGCCGTATACGGCGATATCGGCACCCCTATAGGGGGGTGCCGTAATCGCCGTACCCTTACGGCATTTGCGGCGAAGTACGGCGCCGTATGTTTGCCGTATTTGCCGTATGTAAAAATGCAACACTAAATGACCCACACGAGGTTTCCGTCGCGGTAGATAAACTCATCAGCCACGAGAGCATCAACGGCTCGACCGAACGAGCGATGCTTATCCTTCGCCGCCCCAGACATCTTGCCGAACGCCGTATTGCGCCACACCGCCTCATCAACTGCGTTGACCACTGGCCCATTTACGATTTTCCACGGCTGCCCAGCGCCACTGGCGAGGACGTTTTTCAACTCGGATAGGATTAAGCGCTGAATACTGCCGGACGGGCGCTTCTTCTTATCCTTGACGTCCAAAACGTCGCGAGCCTCGACGACGCACGACGTCACCGGCTTGCCGCGGTTGTTGACGCCGAGCGTTACCGGCACGAGCCCGAACCCGAACTCGCCAGCGATCTCGAGATCCCGTTGCTTGGTGACCCGCGCGACAGACATGCCCTCAAGCGGCTCGACCTCAATCTCGGTCGCAGTAGCCGCCCGCAAGCTAGAACTACCCCGCGCCCCGCGGGCCACGTCCTTGCCCGAATGATGCACGAGCATCACATGCAGGCCCAGATCTGAGCACAGCTGGTCGACGTGCTGCACCAGCAGCCCCATGTCCGACGCCGTGTTCTCGTCGCCGCCGCCCATGACCCGCGCCAACGTATCGATGACCACCAGGCCCACACCGCCGAGCCGCTCGCTGGCAGCGCGGATCGTGGCGACCAGCTTCACCATGTCCTCGTCCGAGTCATACATATTGAGCGACGAAGTCATCACGGTGAGCGGCAGATGCGGCACTTCATAATGGCGCCGGAAGGCCAGCACCCGGTTGCGAATGCCCCACGATCCCTCGGCTGCGACGTACAGCACCGCTTGCTGCGTCACATCGAGCCCACGCCACTGCCGCCCAAGGGCCACATGCATCGCCAGGTCGGAAGCAAAGAAGGTCTTTCCGCTGTTGGATGGACCGTAGAGCACCGACATCTGCCGCGAGATCAGCAGCCCCTCGACGAAGTCGTCGCTCGAGAAGATGCCCTCGATCGCGTCCGCGTCTACCGTCGGAAAGACGTCAGCGACAGAGGTTTGCATCGGTGCGCTTTTTCGCACGCGCGCCAGCAGCTGATGTACGTCGCCGCCGCGCTCTACAAACTCGCTGACGTCTGCCTTGTCGCCGATATCGCCGAAGGGGTCGGCGAGGCGCACGCTGCGCGCAACCGACGTCAGAGCCTCTGCTGTCGACCTGGCAGTCTTGCGCCCGGCTTCATCGGCATCGGCGAGGACCAGCACGTCCTTGTCTGCAAACCAGCGTGATAGTTGTGCCGGCCACTTACCTGAGCCCATCGGCTTGCACGTCGCACACACACCCAGCGCGACAAGCGTCTCGACGTCCTTCTCGCCCTCGACAATCACTACCTCACTGGCAGCGATGACCTCCGGCAGCCGATACGGCACCAGCTCGACGCCTTTCAAACCCCAAACCCACTTGCCGTCGAGGCGCCGACGCTGCCGAAAGTCCTTCGGCTGGTAACGCACAACCTGCATCACGGGCTCGCCGTGCTCGTTGACGTAGTCGTAGTAGGCTGTGATGACGCGCGGCTCGGCCTCGACAGTGATCTCGCGTGGCATCTCGACCGTTCCGCCTTGGTCCGCCTCGAAGTCGAAATAGACGCCGTCGTCCACGTTGACGCTTACCGAGCCGCGTCGTCCAAAGCGCAGCTCGCGCGCTGACGACAGCCGCCAGTTTGGCTCCCCGAACTGCCGGATCGCCGCCTCAACGATAGGTCCACTAGGTTTCATCAAACCCAATTAAAACGGTATTTCGTCGCCATTCGGCGGCAGCTCACGCACAGCACGCACGGTCGTGTTGGGCATCATGTGTTGCTTCACCGAGATAACCTCGTCAGGCACGAACTTCATCACCTCGGCCAACGAGAACTTAGGCTCGGGCAACCCCGCCCACGCCGAAGTGATCGGGCGGTACACCGCGACCTGCACACCGTCGCGATCGTGCAACCAAACCTCGCTTTTCTGCATCGTGAGCTCGTGCAGCTTGGTCCCGATCGCCTGCAGGAAGATCAACCACTCCTCGCCCGTCAGCTGCGCCAGGTCTGTCTTGCCGATCGACTCCAGGTACTCGCCACCAAAGGCGCCGCCGGCGAGCAAGACCTCGTTTTCTTCATCAGTCCAGTCGGTCACCGCAGATCCTCCAGCCTTACGGTCGTGACGACGCTGACCTTCTCGAAGCGCCGCGCGTCATTGCCGAGCTCCGCGCGCACGGCGGCTGTATCGATCGAGCGACGCTCGATCTCATTGACGATCGCCTCCACGAAGGCGCCGCGCTCGCCGCCTTTCGCGACGAGCTCGTCGCACAGCTCTCTCTCGCGCAACTTCAGATGCTTGATCTGGCTGCGCACTTCGGCGAGCTGGTCAGACGCAGGGATATTTCGAATGTGGTCAGACATCGAGTCCTCCTCTCAGTTTGTGCCGGTCGCAGCCGGCAATCTGCTGCGCCGCCGTCAGCGCGCAGTCATCGAGCGAGCAAATCCAGTCCGGCCCGTCGACAGGCTTGCTGTGCCTGCAGGTGCGGCAGTTCTTCTCGACGGGCGCGCCCTCGTGACAGATGCCTGTGAAGTCGCAAAACCTGCAGGCTGGGTGGAACGGCGTTTCACCCGCGCGCGCCGGCAACTCGTCGACGTTCTGAACCATGCTGCGCATGCGTTCAGCGAAGTACTCAGCCTGCTCGCGGTCGAGCTCAGTACGCGCTGCGTCCCAGTCGCGACAGCCGGCCGACGACACGACAATCCAATGGCGCGTCATGCCGGTGTGCAGCATGTAGAGCTGCGCCTGCACCCAGTATTCAAAATTCCATTGACGCAGCGCCGCCTTCTCGCCGACCTCGCCCTTGATCTTGCGGAACTTGGCTAGAGATCTCTCTGCGACGACCTTGCTCTCCCATACATGCTTGGCCTTTGGCGCGACGGTGTGCCCAACGACCACGCCGTCCAGGTGGCCGCGGACGTGGCCGCCGGCGTCGGAGACTTCCCACTGCTCGCCGGTTTCGGGATCGCGCGTGAGAAGCGCAACGTCAGCCACGGCTTGGATGCGCGCTGCGGCGATGTCCTCTCCAGCGTAGCCGTCGGCGATGCGGCGCAAAGATGCTGCGTCGAGCTCGCGCGAGCCGGCCCACAGCCATGCGTACCATTGCTGGCGAGCGCAGCGGCCGCCGCTCGACATGCCGAGATACATTCGGCGCGGACGCCCGTTCTCGCGGCGCGCGAGCGCGCTGTCTGCCGCCGCGAGAACGGGGTCGCTATGCATGATTTTCATAGAGTCGGTACGACGCGATGGCTCGACTGCCCGGCCGTTCCAATCGATATGTGACGATATTGTGTCCGGCGTCGCGCAGCTCCTTGATGCGAGCCGCGAGCCGGAAGCAGCCGAACAGCACCAAGGCCTCGATCGCTGTGATCGTGCGTCCCTCTTCCAGATGCTGCAGGATTAAATCGTTGTGTGTCATTTCATTTCTCCCAGTAAAAAAGACCGGGGGCGCGAAGCCCCCGGCAAGTTACGCGGCGCGCCAGGGAGGAGGCGCACTCGCGGGCGCAGCTGCCGGAGCGGCAGGTGCAGGTGCAGGTGCCGGAGCGGCAGGAGCGGGTGCCGCTTCGGCTGCTGCCGGTGCCGTGTACTTCATAATGCGGGGCCAAACCTTGTTTGGGTCGGCGCGATCGGGCTCGTGCGCTACGACGATCCTCACCCGCCGCGCAAGCAACGTGTCCGTATCTGCTATGTGCTGGACGCCGACGGCCGCACCGATCGCGCTTAGCTTCTCGTCGGCGATCTGCTTGGTCGTGCTTCCCGCGGCCGCGAAGTAATTTAGGTTGTCCCAGACTGAACCCTTGCCCTCGATTCGAACCTGCACGGACAAGTACTCGTTTCCGGCTCGAGATGTCTTCTGGTCGATAGCGACGATCTCGCCGTCGTATGTGCCCGGCGCGATTGTCTCGTAGGTGCTGTCTGCGACATCGGTGACTGTGTGATTGAGCGCTACCATTATTTCTCTCCTGCTATTGCGTTAATCAGCGCCGCCCACGCGAACGGCAGTTCTTCGGGGATCGAATAGCGTGACTTGGCGACGTAGCTCGGCCGCGCCGCCGTCCGCAGCACGCGCTCGCCGCTGCCTACGGCTTTGACCTTTTTCTGGCCGAAAGCCGACGTCTCCTCGCGCGTCGTCATGCGCAACGTCGCGAAGCCGACGAGGTCGCAGAACTCGGTACAGAGGTCGCCGGCCTTCTTGTGCAGCTTGATCTCGTAGCGGTCGAACGCTTCCATGTCTGGCGCCTCGAAGCGCTTGACCTGGCTGTGACCGATTAAAACGATTGCCATGCCGCGCGCGCGTAGGCGCGTGAGCCGTGATAGTAGCGAGCGCCAGACGTCGAGCGCCGCGACGTAGCCTTTGCCGTAACCGAGATCCTCGATCGAGCCGATCTTGTGGGCGCGGCAGACTTCCTGCCATGCCAGCGCCTCGAACCAATCGAGGCTGTCGAGCACGACAACACTGTAGTCGTGCTTCTCTTTTTCGAGCTGGTCGAGCGCATGCCAAACGTCGTCGACTGACGTCGCCAACGGAAAGCGGTCAGCGCCCACGACATCTGCGCCTTCCTCTGTCTGCACTATTACGCAACCCGGTGCGCCGGCCGCGAAACTCGTCTTGCCGACGCCAGGTGGTCCGTAGACCAGCAACCTCGGCGGTTGCATTGATTGTCCCTTCAGTATCTCCATTGCTCTCTCCTCCTTAAAAAACGATCGACATCAGCCTTGGGTGCTTGGGGCCTATCGCCAGCGCCAATAGCGTTGCGAGCAGCAGCAAGCTCGGCAGGTGGCGCATCAACTGGCAGCCCTGAGCAGCTGCATGAGCAGTTCGCCCTTGACGACGTACAAGCGCTCGCGCCTGTCTGCGCGCACGCAGACGATGTCAGCATCGTCCTGGTCGAAGGCGTCGTAGATGACGCCGAAGCCGTTCTTTCGCCGCTTGCATTCGACTTTCCAGCGACCGAGCCGCACGTCGCCAGCGAAGTCCTCGCCGAGCTCTTGTTTGTGGGCGCCGCTCGCGAACACGCGCTTGGCGTCGATGCCGGCAGCCCGCGCCTCGGCGACGACCTCGGCCTCGAGCTCGTAGCCGCGCTGCTTGTTCCTGCGGCCGCTCACGAGGCCAGCTCCGCTGCCGCCTGCAGATCTTCTGGCGTGACCTTGCCGCGCGTAGCCGCCCTTATTTTGCGGGCGTGAATCGGCCTGGGCTGCTTGGTGCCGTGCATCCAATAGCTCACTGTTGCGCGGGAAACGCCGACGAGATCGGCAAATTGTTGCTGCGTCAGGCCGCGGGTCTCCATGTATTCTGCTAGCAGCATAGTCACGTCACTAATTTGTCACTGTGAGTTACATTATAGTGAAGTGGCTTGTCAACGCTCAATGACACGCATAGATTTCGAATCGGGCACAGAGCGCATCAGCGCCGCCGGGGAGGGAACATGAACAGACTGAAGCAAGCGCTGAGAGAGCGCCGCATGAGCGCCGAGGAGCTGGCACAAGCCGTCGGCATGAAAGGCGCCGCGATCCGCCGCTACGTCAGAGGCGAGATCCAGCCCACCATCGAGCTGGCCGCACGCATCGCGGCCGCGCTGGAGATGGACGAGGGCGAATTATGGGGCGTCGCCAGCGCCACCAGCCCAGCGACCGGCCGCACCGTGCCGGTCTACGGCGCTGCCGCAGCGGGCCTCGGTGAGGATATCAGCGACGTCTCGACGCCGTTGGAATACCAGCCTTCGCCGCCCGTGGTGCGCGGCGCAGGCTATGGCGTGATCGTCGCGGGTGACAGCATGTCACCGCGGCTACAGACCGCCGACGTCGTATTCGCGAGCCCCGGCAATCCGCTGCGGCCCGGCGATCTCGTCGTCGTCCAATACAAATCCAAGCGCGGAGAGACGCTCGCAATAGTGAAGCAGTTCTGCTCGTACTCCGCGGAAAAGCTCGTTCTAGAGCAGCTCAGCAAAGCGAAAAAAATCACGCTCGCGCGTGCCGACGTCCTGCGCGTCGATAGAGTGGTCGCGACGCATCACCACTAGCTTGACGACCGCATAACTGTTAGTTACGCTCCCGGTTCTATTTGGGAGGTAGTTATGCTTACAATCGTGCGTGTCGCTGCGGAGACCATCGCGTTCCTGGCAGCGCTTGGCGGTATCTATTTGCTGCTGATTATCATTGCGGCTGCCACAGGCTCGCTGTGACTGGCGCTCTGCTGTCTGTGGCTGACGCTGCACTGCTGCTGTTTGGCGCGGCGACGCGGTCAGATCAGATGCGCGTGGTGCGGCTGTGCCGATCCGGCCAGCTTCGCGCGCTGAAGGATGGCCGCCGCTGGTGGATCGTGCGGGCGGCGCTGGACGAGCTGAGCAATGCAGCTTGACGACACCGACAAGCTCGTCCTCGAGCGAGCGAAGAACTATGGCGCGCCGGAGGACAACTTCGAGCGTATCCGGTTAGGCTGGCAAGCGATCTTTGGGGTCGACGTCAGCCTTGTGCAAGTCGCCTTGGCGATGGACTGGGTCAAGACCAGTCGCCTGATCGAGTCGCCCGGCCACGCTGACAGCTGGGCCGACAAACTCGGGTACACGCGAATAGGAGAAAGGCTCTCGCACGCTGCCGACGGCGACCGGCTCGACAGCGTAGCGCCGCAGTAAGTCTGCTATGCCAGCCGCCAGCGCGATCGCGCTAGCCTCGTCGTGGCACTCGATGGCGAGGCCGTCCTGGTCTACGTCGCTCAGTGTTACGTCGGCGTAGTCGCCGATGTATGTCGTGATCTTCATGTTCTGCCCCTGATAAGTGACGCCGCTACCCTGCCAGCGCATGGGCGGCGGCGTCATCATCGAAGATAGAACTTGGTTTTAATTTTAAGTTTTAGAATTAGGTTCGAAAAGCCCACCTAATTCCTCACTACGTGCAGCTCGGGCTGCTGAGAATCAGCCCATCCAAAGATTTGTTTGTGCCGTGCCAAACAGCTTCGCATGAACTCCTGCGCCTTCTTGCTCGCATTTTCGAAATCGTGATAGCTGACGGTGCCAACCTCTTCAGCCGCGCACAACAGGTTCACATTCCATGTGATATTTTGTACCGCGGTGTTTCTGATTGCCTCTTGGGTCAGCGCGAGCCGCCGGACGCGCGAGTCGTCGCGGTCGACTACCTGCGTGACACGCCGCTGCGCGATCAGGCTCTGGACAACTTTCTTCGCAGCGTTCACGCTCGCCTGCATCTGCGTGGCGATATACTCGACCTCTTTACAGCTCATTAGATCGCAGTCACCGCCGAGTGCCCACGTTAGATAGCGCGCGGCGACCGCGTACCCGCAAGTGCGCAGCGGCGAGTGCATAGCTTTCGCGCCGCTGGTCATGTGCGTCAGATAGGTCGTCTGACACCACGACTGCATGATGCGCAGCCGGGCTTTCTCATTCTCAGCAAGCGCGAGCCACGCTTGTCGGTCGAGCGGATCGAGGCTTACGTATGTGACGTGGTCGTCGATGTATTGGTTCACGGCCGTCGTGACGAAGGCCAGCCAGGCGTACTCGTTCTCTTGGTGTCTCATTATCGTCCCCCCAAAGCCGCGCCGAGACGCGCGCCTAAATCCCGATCTCGCTTCGCGTCAACAAGCCAGTGGCCGTATTGCGCATGAGTGAACGCGATGGAATGGTGTCCGAGCAGCGTGGTGATTGTCGCGTGTTCTTCTTTAAGCTCGAACAACAAGATCGACGCAAAATAGTGCCGCAAATCGTGCCAGCGGATCAAGTCAACGCCAGCCGACCTACAGGCTTTTTTCAGCCCGCGGTTCCGCCAGTTGTTGATGTCGGCAATTCCGCCGGTCGCCGTCGGGAACACGAGCCCCTGGCGGCGCTGCTCGATCGGCTGTGCCAGCTTCCACGCACGTAACTCTGCGATCAAATCAGGCGCCAGCGGCACCGTGCGCTTGCCGCCTTTGGTCTTAGGCGGGCCAACGTAGCCGCCGTGCTTCACCGCGCGCGTGACGCGCACGACCCCAGCGTCGAGATCGACATCATCCCATATCAGCGCCCGCTGCTCACCGGCCCGAAGGCCGGTATAGGCTGCGAACTGGATGACTAGCGTATAGCGATCGTCCGCGTGCTCGATGATCGCGGCGATCTGCTCGCGCGAGATGCGAAGTGCCTCATGGGGCTCGTCTGTCCGGCGCGGCAGCCGCACGCGCGCAGGGTTGGTCTCGATCTGGTCCGTCTCGACCAGCCACTCGAAGAACTGTCCGACGTTCACCCACTTCTTTTTCAGCGTGGAGTGCGACCTGCATGATGCCTGTAAGAGCTCCAGTAAATCTGCGAGGTTGGATTTCCGCAACTCGCCCACGCGCCGGGCGCCAAAAGACGGGCTGCCAAGAGCGGCGACCTGCCGCAGCGCGACGGCTTTGCTCTGGACATACGTAGCGGCCAGATGTTCTGCGCGTGCGCGCTTCTCCTCGCGCTTGAGGTAGTTCTCGATCGCCTCCTCAACGCGCAGGCTTTGCGCGGGGTCCAGGTACACCGAGCCCGCCCAGTGCGCCGCGCGGTGGTGCTCCAGGTAGGCTTGGGCTTCAGCGCGCGTCTCGAATTTGCGCTGCTTCCCGGCGAAACGCCGGGCGTCGACGTAATAGAGTGGGCCTCGTTTACTGATCATGCTGCACCCCCTGTCACCCGCTCGGGAGCGGTGATGCCCAAACATTCGTCGCAGTAGTCAAACTCTGCGTCATCAACGGGCCACTCGCAGCCCTTGCAGAGTGGTTGGTCAGGCTGTTCCCTGATTGCCATTTCGCGCAAGACCTCATCGCCTATTGCGTCCTCCAGCGCATCAAGGGCGCGCTGCTCTGAGGTCGGGTTCGCGGCCCTGTACTGCTGGATCAACTCGTCAAGCTCAAACCCGCTATTGATGTGATCAGCGGCATGCTCGTAGTGGGCACCCTCATGGTCGTCGGCGGTCAGCAGCCCCTGCAGACAACTTTCGTTCCAGTCGTTAGCGACCCAGCCGAGGAATGCGTCGGGATCGACCCCGGCGTCCTTGATGGTCTTGGCGATGGTTTTTGTGATCTGGTTGGTCATTGGTTAGTCGCTCCTCAATTTCTAGTCACAACGTAATTAATGTAACTAACAGTGACAAGAGCGACCTGCGCTTTTTTCCGTGATTTTGCCCTTTCGTGATTATTTCGTGATCGGACACAAAAAAAGGACTTAGCCAAGCTGCTAAGTGATTGATTTGCCCTGGTTGTTTTTTCGGCCGCGATCAGTCTTCTAAGCCGTAGGTCCCAGGTTCGAATCCTGGAGGGCGCGCCAATCTTTTCAATCACTTAGCAGCCAAGCCACGAAAAAACGAGGCCGTGCTTGCGATTGAATCGTACAAGCGACTACTGCCGATTGCAACTACATGTTGGCGACTGCGAGCATCCTCGTGATTATTTCGTGATCGAGGGTGTAGGTCGCAGGGTAACCGCAGCGTCTTCCGGCAGCCGCGGCGAGAAGGAGAGCTTACCAGCGCGCGTGACGTAGACTGTGTGTACGCCGAGCGATTTTTGTAGGCAGCTGCGCACTCTGTTTATACGGCTCGGACTGCGCCTATCTTTAGTCGTCCGCTGCGCGTCAGACTTGACGTCTAAATAGACCCAAATCTGCAGCCCTGGGTGTAGGCAAACAAGGTCGATCGGCCCACTTACGCGAAACTCCATTGTGTAGACGAGCCAGCCGTGCTCGATCATATAGGTCGCCACGACGGCCTCGCTGAGCGCGCCCCGCTGATGTTTATCCACGGAGCCGATCGGCGTAGCGCTGCGCGCGCGCCGGCGTTTGGGTTGCGTACTTGCTGTCCAGCAGCTCAGCCGACGCGCGAGCAAAATCGCCAGCCTCCAGCGCTGCTAGCATTTTTCGGAACTTCAGTAACCGCGGCACGCCGAGCTGGAACGCAAGCTCGACAAGCGCCTCTCTGCGGTCGAGCTCAACGCTCGCGACCCACGGCAGCCGGTGTTCGAGCTCTATCGCAGCACGACGTATGTCAGACCGCAGCAGAATTTCAGCCTCATCGAGCGAGATCCCTAGGCCGCCGCGCTCCTTGTCGATGTTGCGGCCGTGGCCGATTGTCCAGACGCCCAAATGGTCTTGGTAAGCGTGTGCACTGAAGCCCTCTTCCTTCTGCAAGTTGGCGACCATGCGGGCCATGCGCTCGACAATCATTGCCGCACCTTGGCCGCGATTTTCTCGCCCGACCGGCCGACTATGTAGCCACCGACGCCGATCATAAGCAGGTTCCACAGCTCGTCTGGCAGCTCGATCGCCAACGGCACCTGATCACCGGCGAGCAGCTGCACTGCTAGCTCGGCTAGCGGCGCGATCAGGTAGTTCCAGCCGACGATGGCCGTGATAGTAAGCATTAGCACCGGCCGCCAAATTGCAGTGATCTTGTGCTCCGACTTGGCCTCTGCGAGCACGACAGCGGCAGCCGCCTGCTCGATTGCTGCGCTGTTGGCGACCAGCGCCATGCTTAGCTCGCGCTCAATCTCAGCGCGCTTGTCCTTGTCCTCGGGCAGCACCCGGCGGACGACGTCGCCAACAAGCGGCGCGATTAAAGGGAGAAGGGCTTGGATCATGGCTTGGCTTTCAGGATTTCCACGTCTTTTATGAGCGCAGCGATCTCTCGGTGCCGGCGCTCGAGCACTTCCGGCGAGCTCATGTGCGCGAGCATGTCGGTGCGCTGCTGCACTGACTGTATTGTGAGCTCGCTGCGATCGACCCGCAGGTCTATTGCGCCGACCAATTTTCGCAGCTCGTGGACCTGCTCGATCAGCTCTTTAATTTGGTATCGTGCGACCGCAGAGGCGGCTACGACCGAGAAGATGAGGCCGGCGACGGTAATAATAAGTCTGAGATCTACCGAGCCATCCATCGAGCCACCAACCCCTGGACTGTGCGTGTTTCATATATGCGGATCACGCCCCAGATTATGCTGACGACCGCAGCCAAAGCCGGCAGCCATTCAAGCAAGGTAGATGCGACGACCGCGAGGCTCAGCACATCGCCGCCGGTTTTGGTCGCTTCCCATTTCATATCTTTTCTCCTGGCTCGGCGGGCGCGCATAAAAAAACCGCCCACAGGGCGGTGGCGGCGGCAACGGTGCGGAACATCACGCAGGCTTCGTCGGCCAGACTGGGCTGGCGGGATCGGTAGTGTTGGCAGGCAAGTCGCGCAGCGCGGTGCGGTAGGCTTGCCAAGCGGCAGGCACTGCTTCGCCAGCTTCTTGCGCTTTCACGACAACCCAATCAGTCTCAGCCAGCAGCCGATCACGCTCTGCTCTCAGCGCAGCCCATTGTTCGCTGTCGTAGCGAGCGGCAAGCCACCTGTGTGTGCGTAGATCAACCTCATCAATGTCTACTTCTTCGTAGACTGTGGCTGCGTCTGGGTAACTCTTTGGCGTCAGCACAGCGCCGTCATCGTCATACGTGGCTGGCGTTGCCTTAGCTTCCATCAGCTTGGCAATAGTGGCCGATGGATTGAGGGAGTGGATGACCGCGCCCTCTGCGGTGACGATGCGATTATTCATTTTCTAGTTCTCCAAAACAAGCCACGTAAATATCTCCGTTGACGTCGGCGCTATCTTCTGTCCTGACGACGGTGATTGCGGTCGTAGATTGGGCCGTGACGTAAGCACTGACATCGAGCGCCTGACTTGCGTCATTGGCTCCCGTCACGACCACATATTTAGCTGACTTGAAAGGGACTGCCCATGTGATAGTCCCCAGCCCCGCGCCCCCCGACGTAACGGACTCGACGTTGTACGTCGCATTTATAATCGGCGTTCCTGTGTTAAAATATACCCACGCCTTAGCCTTACTCAGATCGACACCCCTCGGCATATCAGCCGCCATTGAACGGACCATCTCGTTGACTTGCCGTTGATTGGTTGCGGGCATCGACGCATAGAGGTTCGCGTCGTTGATCTCGGCAACACCATCGCCCCACAACAAACCGTGTTCGAACGTGGTGCCGCCAGCCGCGATGGTGCGCTCGGTATCGATTGCAAGCCCGTCAAAAATGTCTTGAGTGTCGGACTGAGTGACGATGTACTTGCCGGTCAGCGGATCGATTCGGGCGTCGAGAACAGCGTCGCTCGCGCCTTGCAGGAGGCACTTCGCATTATCAGCAAAAATGCCGACCTCGGCTTCGTACATCTTCTTGAATTGATCGCCGGTAATCTCGGAGCCCTTCGTTATCCGCGCAAGCGACAACCAGTTGTTTGTGTTGTCAAACTCGTTGCCGCCCTCTGGGGACGCGCCGATACCACATGCAAACGAAGCCCCGCCAGATACGCTGCCAATGCTGGCGTTCGTTGCACTCGCAACCTCATTGCCGTCAACGAAAAGCGTGACCGTCTTGGATGTGCCGTTGAAGCTAAACCCGACAAGGTGTGGATTTCCGTCCGCAATAAAGGTGTGCCCACCGGTCCACGTTGCCGTAGCAGAATTTGAGCCATCATTCACACCCGCCTGTAAATCGGTGGTTGATGTGTTTATGCCCCATTGCGGGACCGCGCCGGTCGAGGCATTGCGATATTGCATAATCGCGACGCTATCCGCACCAGCTTCGGCGTAAACCCAAAGACAGCCAGAAAACGACCCGGTGCCCATTTCAAAGTCGGCATCGCCGGTCGGGGTGTTGTTCGTCGCCCCAGCAGAGATTCGGTATGCCTTAATCTCTGCGCCAGTGTACGGCGTAATCTCTGTGGTGGTGCCGCCAGCGGTTAGCGTGTTGGCTCCTCCAGACCTATCAGCCGTCGCGCTGTTCGCAAAAGCAGTAAGAACCGATCCTTGGCTGTTATAACCAGTGTTATAGGTGGTTGTGATATTTGCCCAAATAGAGTCGTCCGTCCCTAGAGAACCATAAAAGGGGAAACCATAGGCCAAAGAAAGACCGTCAGCATCCGCCCCGACCGCAAACCTTTTTATAATATCAAGCGATGTGTCTGCTTGGACTGGTTGATTATAGTTGCCCCCGCTTACGTTTGACCTACTCCAATCGTCCGCTGTGATTTCGTCTATCGGTGTGAGGGATTTATAAATAATATCTGAAACGGATTCTCTAACTGCAAAAAAGTGGCCGCCAGATATGCTAATTGGAGCCCCACTCGTTACCGTTTCAGAACGATCCCATACGTTGCCGTCATGCTTGACTAGAGAATACCCGTCAGCACCGGCCCCATAAGAAACACCAAAAGAAGGCATCGGACCACCAGTGCGCGGGTCAAACGGCGGTTGTTGAGCCAAGCCCGCACAAACAAACTGCACATTGTCATTGGTCAGGCCGGGTGTTGTAGTAGATGAAAGCGAGCGCGGCCAACCATCGGTACGCTCGGCCCACGACCCACCATGCGGGTCAACAATGTGAAAGCCTTGGTCGCTGGTCCCGACGATCACATAGCCCATGCTTGCGGCAATGCTTGTCGGCGTTGCGCCGGTCAAGGTGACAGTCGCGAGCGGCGATGCGCTCGCAAGCGTACCAGCCGTCAAATCCCAGATGTTGACTTCGGCATTTGCGCCGCTTGTCTCGACGGTCGCAAGCATCAGGCTTGACCAAACTGATCCGTTCTCAAACTTACCTGACCACGCCTTGCCATCTACTGAAGGGCCGACGAGACACGCATCAATGAATGCGTTGGTCTCGACGATGCCGGAAGTCGCTGCGGTGACTAATTCGCTGAGCGTCGTGATGCCCCCGGTAAGGGACTGGGCGAGGTCTGCTAGATCACGATTGATTGTCATGGTTAAGCTCCTGGCTTGGTCGGCCAGACCACATCGGCTGGACTTGCAAAATTTTGCGGAACATCGCGCAGCGCCTGCCGATAATTTGTTTCGTCCGCAGACATCGCGCGATCTGAAACTGCCCACCAGTCTGTCGCCGCAAGCAGACCGTCGCGCTCGCTGCGGACGTCCGCCCAAGTCAGAGCAGGAGGTACATAGTCAGCAATAGCTAGACCCTGCGCCACGATCTCATCGTAGTGACGGTTGCCAACAGCAACTGGAATAGAAAGCTGACTACCGTTTTCTGTTGCGGAAACTACAGTGTGCCCTGCGTTTGCGTATTTAATGCTTTCTAGCATTGTTCATAATTCCTGCTGTTAAAGCTCTGCGTCAAATCCTATATACCCATTAGAAGAACCATCAGTTCTCATTGTTACGCCCTGCCCCGCTGTGCCGCCTGAAAGAGTTACAGCTATTTGATGCTTATATGGATTAGCAGAATAGTCACTTGTGACATTTGTGCTGTTTGCAATTACAGCATTACTTTGAATCTTAAAGTCAGCTACATTGCTTACCTGTAGGGTGGGAGTACTGCTTCGCATTGCAACAGGGTAATCAATGTGAATTTTTGCTTGGGTCGTCGAGTCCATTTCCCCTGCACCAATAGGAACCGCATTTGTTGAAAACTCCTGTATCCGCCAGTAATACCGCTGACACTTCTCAAGCGTCACACTGTAAGGCTCATGCTCAAAGTCCGTGGCGATGGAGCCGACTTCGAGTTGGACACCCGTGATGTAGATGTTGTTAGCGGTGTTATCGAGAAGGTTCTGCTGGTTGGATGTAGACCATTGCGTGCCACTTCCGGTCCATGTATTTGCAGTGCCTTGATAGGTCGTACCATTGATAAGCGGAAAGATAAGCGTTAGTCCTGTACCATTATCATTATTTATCCCTGCCGCTGTGTCGCCGGGAAAAGTTACAGAATGTTTTTCCCAAGTGTCCGCAGAGGCCACCGTAAACTCACGAATATAGGTGCTACCGCCATCTTGATTGTCGATAGTTACGCAATGCGTACCGCTCTTTGGAGATTTGAACCAGAAAGACAGCGCCATCGTTTTTGCAGATGCGGTGTTGTAGGCAAGAAGCTGTAGATTTTGCGCTTCGATGTTTTGAAAAACATGAAATGTCTCACCGGCAGCAACGGCACTTTCTGCGGTTGTTACGTCAATCTTCAATGAACTTGCAAAACCCTGACCTGACGGCACATCAGTGTCCTGAGTAATTGTGACTCTAGCCTGTGGTGAGCCGTTAATATCTAATTTCCAGCGATCCAGTGTGTATGCTGCTGCTGTGCCAAGACCTGCAAAGCTGGTTCCTCGCTGACTAACAGTCATCGCGCCGTTGATTATTAAGTTCTTCGCAGTCGTCGGGTTCGACCCGAAGCGCCAGACCTCAGTCCCGCCAACCGCAACGCCAACCGTGTCAGCTGCGGGGAAAAAGATTCCGGTATTGGTATCGCCGGTGTTGGCGAGCGCTGGCGCGCTGCTCGATCCATCGGCCAGGGTCAGAGACGTGATATCTGTATTCGCGCCCAGCAGGGCGTACTTCGCATCGCTCGCAGCCTTGGTGTAATAGTCTCCCGGTGCAGCCGCACCGTGGGCGATCACTTCGAGCTTGTCACCCGCAGTCAGCGCCGCCAGCCCGGTGATTGACGATCCGCTCGTCGCAGTGTAATCGCCGTCGTTGAGCATCACGCCGTTGAGAAACACCATGATGAACCCAGCGTCATATGCCAGGGTGTTAGCGTTGTCGTCCGCGCCGGTCACTGAAGTCTCGCCGCCGGACGCGGTGTACTCGAACCGCTGGTAAACAGAGCTGATCGTCGATCCCGTCGCGACCCAACCGCTGCCGTTATAAACCTTCATCTCGCCAGCGGTGGTGTCGAAGTACAGCGCCCCGGTAATCAGAGCATCGCCGTCGTTGTCGAGCGCCGGAGCGCTGGACTTAGCGCCCAAATACCTATCGTCGAAGCTATCGTATGAGGCCGCCGCCGATGCGGCGCTGGACGATGCAGCCGACGCCGAAGTGCTTGCGTCTGACGCCGATGTGCTGGCAGCCGACGCGCTTGTACTCGCGTTGGACGCCGAAGTGCTGGCCGAGCTGGCCGACGCGCTGGCCTTAGCGCTGTAGTGCTTCGCGCTATACTCGCCGCCGCCGCCTGGGACTGCGGAGTCCTCGGCTCGCTGCGCCCATTCTTTGGCGCTCCCGCCGGCGCCGGATTGCGTGCCGCTCGCATACTCTTTTGCAGAGTAGTCGCTCGTGTCGACTGTGCCGGAAGTTTCAGTTGCCCACTCTTTCGCAGCGCCAGCGGCGGCGGTGTCCGTGACGCCCGTCCCGCCGACCGCCCAGGCCTTCGAGCTGTAGCCCTCGCCGACCTGTGCCTCGCCGTCAGTCTTTTTCGCCCACGCCTCGGCCTCGTCGGCAAATCCGCTAGCACTCGTAGCAGAGGCCGCCGCGCTCGCCGCATCGACTATGAGATCCCATTTCGCTACGTCCGCATTGCTCGAGATAGGCTGCGCACCGGTCGACGTGTGCTGCGTGTTGGCGAGGTAAATGTTGTTGTTGCTGGTGTCCTTGATGATGTCGCGCTGGTAGTACAGCGTCGACGCCGACCAGTTGCCGCGGTACGTGCCAAGCTCTTGACTGATCTGAAGGTCGCCAGAGCTGTCGAAAGAAAAGAGCTTGTTCGCACGGTCAGCTGCGCTCGTCGAGAACTCGACGGTGGAAATAGTATTGGTGACAGATGCTTTGACCGAGCGATCGAGCTCTTCTTGCATCTGCTGGGTAATAAATGTGAGGCGATCGAGCGCGTCCTCGTGCGAGTTCGCCGGGAACGGATCGTTTTCGACGTAGTCAGTGCCCTGCGTCAGTGCCAGCGCGCGTCGAATGATGACGGTGACGCCAGAGGCTGGGGCTGTCACGAAAGTTACGTTGCCGCCGGCGTCGGCTCCTGCGCCACTGACAGTATAGTGCGTCGTGATAGTTTGCACTGTCTCGACGCCGGCTGCGCTGCGCAACACGACTTCGAGGTCGGCTGCCGCGAAGATTTTGAAAGTGTAAGCGAAGACCGTTGTCGCGCCGTTGCCGGCGTAGCTGACTTTGGTAGTCGTTGAAGAAACAGTCATCGTCTTATTGTCCTTGCGCTCGATTTCGGTTGTTGGTGTAGTCGCGATATGCCAGGTACACGTCTTGGTTCTCGGGCCGCGCGAGTGTGCGCTCGAGGCCAGCATCGAAATACTCGTCCTCGAGATTTCTCATCGCATTGCGCTGGCGCGTGCGCCGTTGCTCCGGCGTTTCGGTGCGCCCGACGCGCAGGAAGCTCGGCGAAAGCACGAGAGCCGTCATCGCAGTTCTGAAATCCACGAGCTGTCCGCGCGCGTCTGGCAACATCACTTCGTTTTTTGCAGCGTTTACCCACTGCGCCTGCAACGCCTCGGTGAAGCGGAAGCCGCCGCTCTTCTCTTTTTTCATGCGGAGCGGGCCGCCAAGTTCTATGTGCGCGAGCTCGATCGGCCCCGGCGCCTCGCCGACCGATATGTCGAAAGGCATCGCGAGATTGTAAAAAGCCCGGATCGGGCTAACGTCAAAGCGAACGCTGCTCTCTCGCGCGCGGCCTAAGATGTCGTACTGAATGCCAGTCTCTTCGTCTGACGCACCGCCATATAGAGGCCGCTCCGTGAGCATCGCCTTGTATTGCGCCAGGCCGTCGAAGAAGCCGGGAACAAAGCCACCCTTCACCGTGCCGATCAAATCGGTTTGGAGCAGTCCAGATTCGTCTGGACCCATCTCCTGCACGTCTTCAAGCGTGTAGTAATCGTATGAGCCGCTCGGCTTCCGAATTGTCGGATCGATCGAGCGCTCGACCGCGCGCACCGCCGATGAAAATGGCATCATGCCGCCGATCGGAGATCGCGCTAGCTGTTTAAGAT